ATGGAAGGTTTTCGAACCCCACATCATAGAGCGAAAGGCAGAGATTGAAGCAAATGCAGCAACTGGCTTCAACCCAGCAGCACCAAAGAAAGTTGCAGAAAAAAGTAGTCCTGAAGAAAAGATTAAAGTAGAATCAAAACAAATCGACACATTCTAATTTAAGAGATGCTTCGGCCCCAACAATAGAGAGATAAAAACATGCACGTAATTACTGGTCAGATTCGACGCGCCCCATTCACTAAGGAAGGTCAGAATGCTAATGGTAGCTGGAAAATGTTCGCAGTTGATTTGAGTGAGCGATATAAGGATAAAGATGGGCAGAATCAGTATAGTAACTATCGCGCCGTCTTCTTCGCTAAAGAATCTATGTTAGATTGGTACAATGATGCATTTCAAGAAGGTAAAGTTGTTAGTGTTAGCGCTGAAAGTTTGGCTGTAGATGTTAGGGATAAAGATGGTAAGACTTACGTAACCATTAACATGAACAATCCGCGACTTGAGTTTAGTCAGCGTGGTGATTCAGCACCGCAGCAACAGCAACATCAACCTCAGCGGCAACAGCAACCTCAGCGGCAACAGCAACCTCAGCAGCAACAGAACTTCGAGGACGACATCCCATTCTGATAAAAGATAAAGCCCCTTTCGGGGCTTTTCTTGTTAGAAAACTATAACACTAAATGCTTGGTTTACAGATACTCCTCCTGTATTTGTTACGCTAACCCTAATCTTGTTGTTATCAACAAACACAAATGAAGATAAACCAATGTAACCATACAAATCAACTGATGCGCCCGTAATTCCATTTGAATAATCAAGAGTTACAAGGTACGTTCCGTCAGCCTCTCTCTCACATGAAGCCCCCGAGCCTCTAATTACATTACCTTCAGCGTTTACGAGAATAGAAGTTATTGCGCTTTTTCTTGGTACTGGATTTACAACTCCAGCCGCGGAAACTACGTAATCATACGTTACGCCGTTTGATGCGTTGTATGTAATCCTTGATCCAATTGCGCTTCCACTAGCTGTCACAACAGGCATTAAGCTGCCAGATCTCCCAAAACGACCGCCATTAATAACGATGTTGTTTCCAGGACCAGCAATATAGAAGTCAGATGAGTAGTTTATTCCTGGTATGACTTCAAAGTTAGTAAGGTTGATATCATTGTTAGATCCGAAGCTAACCAATGCAGGCCCTTGATCTGGTACAGGTAAGCATGAGAATCCACTAACAAAGATATTCTTGTTGTTATCCCTAAATGCAATCGCCGTTCCTGAATTTGCTGTAGTTGTTCCTGATGCTTCACACCCACATGAAATCATGCTCAACCCCTCACACGCATTGAGTGAATAAGCGGTATTTGTCGTGTGGTCTGAAGTGCAGCTAATCATTGTTGAGTACTTCATTCCGGTAAGGTCAAAGGCTCCAGTTCTCTCAGTGTCTGATGATGCAAGCCCGCAGTTAGAAATAACAACCGATGTTCCGTTATCCAGCCTTATCTTTCCGTCGTTAGAGAAAACGCGGTTAATGCGCGTCTGAAAAATATCCTTTGACCACACTGAATACTTACAGTTAATAGTATCTACGCCATCAATTTCAGCAACGCCTGCTTGTAGGATGTAAATCGCTGCCTGATTCTTGCTTGCAGCCGAGTTACCCTCAATTGTTAGATTTTTTATTGTTGTCTTCTGCGGGTAAACAGAAGCAAAAGGCCACGCTGGGTCCTGGTAAAGAACTGCGTCAACAACCTGACTGCCTGCGTTGGAATCCTGATTTGATAATGTAACTGTAGAGTTTGAACTTTTCCTTATCGTCTTGTTCTTTCTATAATCAACTCCAATAAAACCAGCCCTAAAGTTTTTATCGCCTGATATTTCAGCAAATGAAGGCACCGAAAGCCCATCGGAGATAACCAAGGACTTAGATATAGTTGCCATACCGCTTGATAGCCCTGAAATAACTTCCGCAAGATTAGTTGAATAACCCTCTCTTGAGTTAATTTCTGACTTTGAGTAAATTTCTGACTTTGAGTAAACATCAAGATTGGTTCTTGCTGTAGCTTTATTTGAAACGTCAGAGAGGTTTAATGATTTTTGAAAAGTCTCACTTTTTGAATAAACATCAAGCAAACCCCTTACTCTATTAGCACTTGCGCCACCAGTATTAGAGCCAGAAGCAACATACAGAGCCTCTCTGGATGAATAGGAGCGCACACCGCCCGCTACAGTCTGGTTTAGGTCAATGACTCTGTATATGTTATCAGATGACGTGTTTGCTGAAATCTGGAAGTTTTTCTGACCATTGATCCCTCGGTTTGATTTAACTTCAATTATGCAGACTGTCGCAGCTGCGAAGGTTGATGTTATCACCTCCGGGGTGTTGGTCATCGATGATACCCGGCACAGGTAACGAGAGCCAGAATTGAAATTAAACGTATCCCAGTCAAGCGATGTTAGAAGTGGCGTTGTTCCGCTAATTCCCATTCCTGCGAGAGCAACCATAGCCCCCGCGTCTCCAGCGCTATCAATGGCTGCGATAGTTGCATCTCTTGCGGCTGTAGTTATGTCTCTTGCACTAACAGCAGTGGCGGCGCTCTCTGCTGCGGCAATCTGGCTAGCTAAAGCCTCGGAGGCGCCTGTTACTGACTGGTTGGCTAATTGCTCGAAGCGAGGCCAATCGAAAGTATCTTGCCCGATAAATTGCAGTAAACTTTCAATAGAAGTCTCCTTTGACTGATAGTATCGCAAAGTCTCCGCAACATCCTGAGCCAAACCCTGAACCGTAATACCATCGTGCGCAAGAATCGCATAACCCGTACCAGCCGGAACTGTTTCAGAATTAGGATTGTAAACATTAATCTGCGTATCACTGATGATTTCAGAGATGGTGTAAATTTTTAGTGGGTTAGTTTTAAAAATGATAGTGGCACCAACCCTGATCAGTGTAAGAGGTGCTTTCCATGTTGTCCCCGCGCCAGTTACCTTGCCATTTGCGGCCAGCGAGGCGGTTCCTAAGTCATAAATTGCCATTGTGTAAAGTCTCCATTTGTAAAATAGCACTAATTGATAAGTTGGATTGTATCATCTTTCAGGCATAAAAAAACCTCCCGAAGGAGGTTAGTCTAGTAATTCGCTTGCCTTGTATATGCGCTTTCTTATTCCTGACTTGAAAAAATTATCATCATTTGGCATTACAACATCAAGATTGCGATCATCAGCAACGGCGAGTAAATCAAAATCGTGGCGAGTACAAGCCACTCTCAGCTTGTGGTTCCTAAGCGCATAAGCAACCATCTCCATATTGTAGCTAGAGTGGCAAACAAGTACACAGCGGTTACCAGTAGCAAGATGAACACGAATACCATCAATCCAATTATCCACAAGATAAGCGTACTCATCACTTTTAAAGGCACCAATAACAGCGACAGATTGGCGAGTGTAATCTTTTGCAGCATAACTAACATCTCCATCTTCATTTATAAACATTACATTGCACATTTCTTCCGATATGCCGTCACTATAAGCCATAAAACACGGTATTGCGTGTATTATTTCGCCTGATTTTGTTCTGCCAACATCAAAGCCAAACTCGCTATAGATACCCTCATATATGCTGAGTGGAGTTGATTCTACCCTCTCCGTCCTTTCCATTATCTCTAAGCATCTTTCATGGTCAATCTGAGCGCCCATTTTGTATGGTGATGTACGAGATGCTCTTTTGTTTGCTTTTGATATAACCTCTACTGGAACGAGATTTAGCCAATCACCAAGCGTATCTATTGTTTCACTATAACTCATTCCGGAACACTTCATGACCCAACCAACACCAGAATCATTGCCGCACTGGTTGCATATTGCTGCTCCATTTCCCTTTTCTTGACCTAACTCATCAGTGAATCTAAACCTATCACGACCTCCACAATTCGGGCATGGCCCATGCTTCTTGCTAAGATTTTCTCTGGTCCATCCCAAATGAGACAAGTAGAACTCACCCCACATCCCTTTCATTTTAGCTATCACTTCATTTTTGTCATGATAATTCATATACACCCTCCATAAACAATAAAGGCACTATACACAATGCATAGCGCCACTGTTTATCAATTAGTGCTATTTCCCTTACTCTTTAGCTTTCCGTGCTGCTTCGTTAGCGGCCTTAATTTTGCGCCAGGACCGACACTCTGGCTTGGTGGCTAATTCAGCCTCGGTAACCACGCGAAGCATGTGGCGTTTTTTGCACCGAAGTGTCAGCGGCTTGCCGTTGCCGTCGAATTGCAAGTCTGGTCGGCAGAATGTTGCGCGAAAACCTTCTCCATTTCGCTTATAGTAGTTGTGCGAAAGCTGAGCACCACGCGCCGACATCATGCCGCGCTTAAACCATTCTTCTACAGCCTGTGGTGTTACCTTTAATTGCTTTGCCATATTTGCCTTTGTGCCGAAGAAATCAAGAACAATTTCCAGCCGCGCACGTAAACCCGCTCTTACTTCATCTTTTAAAACGTAGTAACCTGAAGGTCGTTTTCGCTGCTTTTTATCTTCAGTGCGGATGGTTCCGTTATTGCCGTTAATGGTTCGCTTGTCTACTGCATTCATTTCATTACCTCAATAGCATTTTTTGTTAAAAGTCATACTGATTTGATGGTATTATTGTACTCAATTAAACGCTACAAGACAATTTTTATAGGAATTTAGATATGTTGCCTATCGAGAAGCTGGTTGCAAACTTCGATAAAGAAAGAATCAAGCAGATTCAGAAAGATTACCAGTTTGGCGAGATAACCCCTTACGAATTCCAGTGCGTTACATTTGACGCAATTGGGAAGGCTATTGGCAAGTATGAGGCGCCATTTATCGCAGACCTTTCCGTATCGGCTGGTAAGACAATCATTCTCGCTATGATTGGTAAGCGTATGGAGCAGCTTGGTCTTCCTTATATGGTGCTTTCTCGCCAGTCAGAGATAATCAGCCAGAACTCAGAAGAGCTTCGCAATCTTGGCATCCGTAATAGCGTCTATTGCGCCGGGCTTAACGTTAAATCAGTTTATTACCCAACCATAGTTGCCAGTGAGGGCACGGCAGCTAACGGCTTATTTAAGGGGCTTGGTGACTATGTTCCGGCTGTTATCGCAATCGATGAGTGTCACATGGTCGATCACATGGATATCGTGGAAGCCGAAGAGAATGAAGAAACATTTGAGCAAATGAGCACAAAGAAAGGCGAGATGGTTTTTAAGGATGGCGTTAATACTGGATTGCTTGGTACTGGTCGTGCGCAGTACACGCTAATAATCACTGAGATGAAGCGTCGCTGCCGTGAAAAATACGGGCGGGAGCTTCGTATATTCGGCCTTACTGGTAGCCCTTATCGAAACAATGATCATATCGTCGTTAGCAATCCAAATATCCGTGGGTTCTGGCGAAAAACTGTGATTCAGGTTCCAACAAATTACCTTGTTGATTTGGGATTCGTGGTTCCTACTGTTTATGGCGAGGTTGGCGATTTGGGTTATGACCTTAGCGAGTTTGTTCCAGACGGTAGTGATGGCGTGAAAGACTTTAGCAGAAAAGAAATGGATGCAATGGCCGCAAAGATTCACGACAACCAAACCATGACACAAAAGATAATGCAGTTTGTCGTCAAAATACTGGAGACTCGCAACGCCGCATTGGTCACCTGCGCTGGAAAACTCCATTGTGATGAGGCTGCTGCGGCATTGCCGGATGGATACCCTTACGCCATTATCACCGATTCTACCGGAGAGAGGAGGCGCAGAGAGATTCTTGCAGATTGCCAGACTGGAAAGTACAAGATTATCTTTCAGATTGGATGTCTAACCACGGGCGTAAACCAACCGCTGTGGGATACTAGCGTCATACTACGCAAGATTGGCAGTCTAACCTTAATGATTCAGCTTCTTGGTCGTGGCATGCGAAAACTAAAAAAGGCGCACATAGATGCTGGGTTCAAGAAGGAGGACCACTTGGTATTAGACTTTGCCGGAGCGCTTGATGACATGGCAGAGCTTTACTTTGACCCAATAATTGAGGAGATTCAGGCTGAGAAGTTTAAATCCTCAAGAAAAGGTGGTGATGAGGTTCGCCAGTGTCCGCAATGTGGATATGAGAACTCGCCATTTGCTAGACGCTGTAGCAATAAGATTAATGGCGTTAGATGCGATCACTTTTTCCAGTTCACAACATGTGATGATATTACCGACCAACAAACAAAGGCGGTAATCAAGAAAGGTTGTGGAACTAAAAATGACATAGCAGCAAAAGTTTGTCGTGAATGCGGAGAAATGCTTAAAGACCCAAACGCTAACCTGACTGGAAAGATGTATCGTCGCGGAGACTATTTGCGGGTTTATGATTTTCAAGTTGGTTTAAGCAAGAATCAAACGGGCATTGTAGTTAAGTACAATATCATGGCCCACAACGGAGAAAGATTTAACGCTTGGGAGTTCTTCAATCCAGAATCTGACCATAGGGTTTGTAGTGTGCTTTGGAAAAACTTTTGCCTTGCTCACATTGAAAATCGCGCTGAAGCAGCACGAATTGGCAGACTGAAGAATGCAAGAATGATTATGACTAACGCAGATAAGTTTCGTGCGCCAGTCCAGGTGACACACCGCAAGAATGGCAAAGGAAAGGATATAATAGCTTTTAAGAATTTTGGAGAATTGTTATGAACATTACAGACAAATTTGATTACATTGAGTTTTACTCTGGACCGGTTAAGTCGTGTCCGAAAGAGGATGACGAACAAATCTTTTGCTCTGATTGGGTTAAGTATAACTATCCAGAGATGGTATTTTTCCACTGCGTGAATGAGGGCAAAAAAACCATTGGTCAAGCAAGAAAGGACCAGGCTAAAGGGCTTCTCAAAGGCGTATCAGACTGTATGTTTCTTATTCCCGAATCTATCAGAGGAAAGTACCCTTTCGGAGCCATAGAGCTAAAGAGGGCAGGAAAAACCCAGGCTAGTCCAGTCAGTAACGAGCAGAAGTCCTTCCTTAAAAGCGTAAGAGAGTCAGGCGGCTTCGCTGCCGTGGCGTACGGTCGCGAGGGTTTTCTTGCTGCATTTAGAGAAATGATTTCAAAATAGCACTAATTGCTAAAGATGAATCGGTGGGGTGGTGTATTATCACCTCATCGAAACGAAACGAAGAGAGAGAAACAAAATGGCTACTATCTACACTGGCAAAATGTACGAATCACGCAAGACTGGTTACGAATATGAATTAGTAATTACAGCTGACGGTTATGTTCTTGATGATGGAGATGGTTACGCATTCGAAGTTAGCCCGACATACAAAGATGATTTAGAAACTGTTAAAAACGCATTTGGCGAAAAATTTGATGAGGTATCGGAATAATGGCAATTTTTACATTTGAGCACCAATGGGAAGTATTTAAGTTAATGGCAGTTCAGGAGCTAAATAAATCTGGATATAACAAAAACCCTTGGGGCTTAGCATTTTGCCTGGACATGAGTTTTGAAGAAGATTACCTGAACACAGATATCGAAACATGGCGTGACCGTATTGTTGCAGACATTGCGGAAATGAAAAAAGATTGCCCGGAGGATTTTGAATAATGAAAATTGTAGACAAAGAGATGTTCGAAATTTCACAGACTTATGCAAAAGACGCAGTTAAAACCGGCTCAGAATATTGCTGGATGTGTGCTAAAGAGTACATAAAAATGGCATACGGCTTGTGATAGTTGAAACCGGACGCGCCGCAGTATGGGCGCATTGTGGGGAGGCGGGGTTGCAGGATGACATTAAGCAGATATCCCGCTTCTTTGACATAAAAGATATTAGCGTTGTCTTTAATGGTAAATTTTCTTACATGGATGAACGCCCAAGAAAATACGCAAGAGTTAAGCCAGGTGTTAGAATTGATGTTAACGAGTTCCTTAAATCTGAGGGATTAAAGTTTAAGATAACGAAGCATAAGGATTAAGTATGTTAGGTTTAGATTTTCAGCCAGGGCATTACGATTTAGTGCATGGGCAAAGCGGTGCAAAGTTTAGAGCGATACCTATTTCTGACTGGTTTCCTCCAGATTATGTGGATGTGAACGCAAAAACTAAAGAAGGAAAGTGGGTGCAGATTTACTACTCTCCGGCATGCGGAAACCTTTGCATGACTGACCTTGGTCATAAGTTAACAATTAGTGCTGATTTGATTGACTACTGGTTGAAAGAAGTTGAATGAAGATCCTAATACTAGTAGCATTAGTCCCACTATTTAGCTTTACTATCTTATACTTTATCGTAATGAATTAAGGAACTTATAAATGGCAACTGCAAAAATTACCAACGAAGAACTGCGCGAAGAGCTGGCTAATGGCATGACAAACAAGGCAATCGCAGAGAAGTACGGAATGAACATTCGCAACGTTGAATTGCGTCGTAGTAAATTAGCTAAGCAAGGTGAGGGGCATGGCCGTGATGTTAGCAACCTAATTCCTCAAGGTTACGCTGTCAAAGGTGTGTCTAGCTTAATTGGTGCCGACGGTGAGATTAAGCAACAGTGGGTTAAATCTGACATCGACAAAGAGAAGCAAGAAGAAATGATGCTTCAGGCAATTCAGGCCCTAACTGATGAGTTGCCACGCGAGAAACCAAAGCCGCTCAGTAAGTCATCATTTGAGGATACCTTAAGCCTGTACCCCGTATTCGACTTACACATTGGCGCAATGGCTCACCATGCCGAGTGTGGTGAGAACTACAGCACTGAAATTGCAGAGCGCATTCTTAATAGCTACTTTGATTACGCGGTTGCAAAGGCTCCTAACTCAAAGAAGGCTGTATTGCTGATTGGTGGTGACTTCCTTCACTCTGACGGAATGGAAGCGGTAACTCCAACGAGTCGTCATATTCTTGACCAAGATAGCCGTTATCACAAATTGGTTTACGTAGCAGTACGAGCAACCCGCAGAGCAATTAGCCGGATGCTTGATAAGCACGCTGAGATTGAGGTTCAGATTATCCCTGGAAACCACGACCTCTCAGGTATGATTTGGCTTCGTGCTGCAATGGCGGCGTTCTATATGGATGAGCCTCGAGTTAATGTTGACGCATCTCCTGCAGCGCTTCACGTAACGCAGTTTGGAAAGACGCTGCTTGGTTACTGTCATGGACATGAACTCAAAAAGCCTGATACCAGACTATCAACACTGGCTCGTGACCATCGTAAGGCTTTTGGTGAGTCTGAGTATGTTTACACTCATAGTGGCCATTACCACCATCAAACGATTACAGAGGGTAACTTAGGTATCGATGAGTCTCATGGTCAGCTTGGTTGCAAGGATGCGTACAGTGCCAACGGTGGTTATCGCTCTTATCGCCAGGCGTCGGTAATCATCTACAGCCCTAAATTCGGAGAGATTGGTCGATTCACTTGCCGTCCCGAAATGTTTAGTTAATAGCACTTTTTGCCTAAGTAATGCCGTAGAAATGCGGCATAATCACCACATCGAAACGAGATGAGCTAAACAAGGAAGCACAAAATGACTAAAGTGATTTATTGCACCAAGAACAACTCAAAGACACTGCCATTTACAGTTAACCAGCCGTACAATGCAGAGTACCAGGGTGATGGATATTACAAGATTTACGGCGATGACATGACTCACATTTTAGCGCCGATTGATGGTTCGTTAGTTGAATTTATTATCGCTGACTAGCGCAGAAAAAACATAGCTTTACAAGCGGGGGGCCTTTGGCTCCCTTTTTTTATGCTTCTTTTCCGAGCGGTGCTAATGTATCATTCTTTTATTAACTTAAGCATTGACAAATACATAAAGGTGGATCACATGAGAGAAGTAATTAACGCCGCTACAGCATCAACTGGCGGTGCTGCGTTTACTGGTGCGGCAACTGGTCAAATGACTATAGCAATAATCAGCCTTATCGCTCTAATCATTTTCGGAGCCTGGGGTGCTTACTGGAAGTATAAGGATAGTCAAGCTATCAGGCGGGCGCTTGAATCTGGAGACTTGAAAACAGCAATCAATATAAGGAGCAAATAAATGAAGCAGAAGCTGCTAATTACCGCGGCTACGGCTGCGGCGATATACATCGCAGCTCCGCTTATTGAGCTCGTGGAAGGTGTGGAGAACAAGCCGTACATGGACATTGCCGGAATCCCTACAGTTTGTTCCGGTATTACTGGTCCTGATGTTGTTTGGGGTAAGACTTACAGCAATAGGGAGTGCCGGAACCTGCTGGAGAAACATATCCAGATTCATGCTAAGTATGTTCAGGATGCAGTTACCTACCCAATCGCACCGCAGACAAGGGGGGCGTTAATCAGCTTTAGCTATAATGTTGGCGGCTCAGCGATGAGGAAGTCCACGGCTGTAAGGCTAATTAACCAGGGTAAGATTGAGCAAGGTTGCAAGGCTCTCGGGATGTGGAACAAGGCTCGAGTTAACGGGAAACTGAAGGTAGTTAAAGGCCTTGTTAACAGGAGAAATGAGGAGATTAAGCTATGCTTAAGTGGATTGCAGCGTTAGTAATGTGCGTAGCTTTATCTGGATGTTCGGCAACGTCTGCGCTGACTGGTTTAATTGGCAGTAAGCCAGAGATTAGCGCTCAAGCTGGTACAGAGAACAATAAGGTTGGTGTCGGGTTAACGAACAAGGTTGACTCAAGTAACTCCAGTGAAGCCACAGTTAAAGATTCTAAGGTTGGGTCACTTGATAGCTCGAGCGGAAAAAAGACTGCTGACAATTCGATTAAGGCCTCAACAATCACTGCTGAAAAGATTGAGATCACCAATAACGAATCATCCGCACTGCCGTGGATTGGAACGGGAGCGATGGGTCTGCTGGTTTTAATTCTCATGGCATTAATCTTAAGACGCAAAAAAGCCTCATAGTGGAGGCTATTTCTGTTACTTAATTCTAACTTCAACGTCGATATCGTACCGCATAGCTAATGGATGGGCCTTTCCATTAACTTGGCTCATCTTCATAATATTATCCATTTTAAAATCCTCTTTGTTTTCTATGAAGTAACTATGCTCTTTTTGTTTTTCTTTTATTTAGCAATTTGTGCTATCAGTACACGCCAAGATAAATAGCTACGTTATCCATGATTGCAACAGCAGTCAGCATACCAGCGAAGAACTTAACCATTTTGTTTTCCTTTCCTGTCTATCGTTTCGATGAATTAATAATAACAAAAGCCCACAAGGGGCTTTTAACAAAAAGTGCTATTTAAGAAAATAACTCCTCGTCAGTCATTGTTCCTATGTTCATCATCTCTTTTATGTACTTGCTCTCATACCCGCTAAGCGCATCGAAATTGAAATCAAACGGCCTCTTCAGGCTACCCTTGCTAACAAACTCACCACACTTACCATCAATGTATCCAGCAGTTAACATCTTTGCGCAAAACTCCTTTGAAGCAGCGCTGCAAAATTCCCTATGCGACAAACCTGCTGCTTTGCTGAATCTCTGAGAGTCCTTATGTTGGTAGATGAATCGCGCCAAATGCTGGCGCGTGAAGTATGAATACGACTCGCAGAAGCGGTACAAATCCAAAATAAACACTCATCACCCCAATAGTCGTGGATTAATGTAAACTTTATCACCAATCAGGCACGTGTAGTTTTTCTCATCAAGCATTGGCAGCAAGTGGTCTTTAATCTTCGTCATTACTCCCGCTTGAGCCTCGAACGGCTTAACCTTGCGAGCCGCTTCATATAGCGAACGAATACCTACTACTCCTTTCCCGTTTTTGCCTTGCTTAATCAGGATATCAATCAGCTTATTCATCTCTGCATTGTCGCCAGCGTGACCCGCGGCGTTAGCGGATGACAAATAAGTCTTGCTAAGTTCCTGGAACATAATTACAGCTTCCTGCATTGTATCAAGCTCAATTTCTCTCGACTTCTGAGGGCTACCGCCATTTGGGTTGAACCAGTTACGCACAGTGTGAAGAACCGCCGCAATCCTGATTGCCTGCTTATCGAACTTACCCAACGCGCCTCGCAACATTGTGTGTGAATACTTCCCGCCGTCAGCAAGGTGCGGTTCCATCTCCTGACGCGCGCGGTTGAGATATTTCATTGCTGAATTACTAACTGTCAACTTAACTTCTTGTTCATTCATGATTTCATGAACCAGACGGAAGTAGTTAGCCTTAAGCTCACCATCTATCGGTTCGTAAGTTGACTCACCATTTTCATCAACAAACACACGCTCGCCCAGGAATGACTTTTCACGTACAAGCAGGAAACGTTCAGATACACCGATACCACGCGCGCCAGCGTTCATGATCGCATTGATTGTTTCATCCTGTGCAATTACAGAGATGCAACCCATAGCAACAAAGCTCATATTGTTTTCTGCGTTAGCACGCGCAATTGACACGTTACCAGCATCCCAGGCCTTCAGCACAAGCTCGCTGTTCGTTTTCTTCGAACCATCACCATAGGTCATACCAAGCAGTGAGTTGACGCTGGTTGCTTCATCTGATATTACAGCAAAGCTGCCCTGGCGGTTGTTTATTCGCGCAAGTCCTTCCGGTGTGGTATCTGACACAGGGAAAACGATATCACATAGTTTCTCGAGTTTTTCCTCTAGTTCCTCTTTCTCCTCAAAAAGTGAAGCCATCTCTGACGGAGATTTTTCCTGCTTCATCTCTTTGGATAATTCAGATAGTTTTGCCATAATTTTCTTGCGCTCACGCTTTCTCACTTTATTTAGTCGCTCAGTCTCAGCAATCATTGGAGCAATTGAAAGTGAGTTGATTGCTGATTTACCCGTCGATGGTGGCTGACTCGTTACGACGTACAGCGAAGTCGGTTGCTGCGTTCCGTGATACTCAACAGTAAATCGACCCAGCATTGCAGCGGAAATACACCCCAGGAAGTGCATGTAAGCTGACGACTCAGGGAACTGAACAGAACGGGCAATATTAGCTGACAGCTTACCAACAACATCAATGTCATTACCTAGTGAGATTACTGGATACTTGTCATTAGCTGCATCAATCTCGACTGGTGCTTTCCAGAATGATTGAGACTGGCGATAGCCATTAGCATTAATGGCGACGCGCAGGGGCGGGAGGTTTTCTGCGGCAGCAATTGCCATAACCTGTTCAACAGATAGTTTATCTTCGTTGAAATCGAACATTACTTGTCTCCGTATTGTTTCTGAGCGGCCATTATATCAACGACCGCTTATAATTCATTGTCAATTTGTGCTTATTATCGGTATTGAGCCTCAAAGCGGTAGTCGCCGCAAACTGTAACAAAGCCAACATCTTCGTCACGATATAGCTGCCATGCGCTGCCCTCTTTATCGTAAATGTATCCAGCGAACTGACCAAGTCCAGCATGGAGATCTACTTGATATCTCTTCCCTTCAGTGAAGTATTTACGAATGGATGATCGATGATTAACATTTGTGCAGTAAATGGTCTTTGTCTTGATGTACTTGCCGCGCTCTTCAATGTTAATCCATTTTCCATCTTTCTTGATTTGCTCTACGCCATCTTTTACTCTGGCTTTGTATAATACGTTTTCGTTACTGATCCAGTTTTTGGTAATCGTAGTTGTCATTTTGTTACTCTCTTAGTTGTCCACATGAATTTGTTAGGTACTGATTTGCGCACGATTCGCACAACAATCTTGTCAACCTTCTGAACTAAACCGTAAATCTTCCCATCAAGTGACGCGCGGTACAATGCCTCTTCTATCGCGTCATGAAAGTTGTCGAACATTTCTTATCTCCCGTTTCGATGTAAAGATAATACCGCATCCTTGCGATTTCGTTTTAGCAATTCGTGCTATTTCGTGCTTTTTCTATCGCCTTGAGCATAATCTCGTGAGAATCCAGTAGGTCCTCATTAAACCAGTCACCGCAAGGCCAACCCTTGCCGCTGTAGGCACTTATGACCTCAAGATCGAAATAATTTATCTCAGATGGTAATAGCATCATTTCACCTCGTCAAAAGTTGCAATTCCAGGGATAAACATCACAACATTCCAGCCTGCAATGGCAATCCAGCCAGAATCGTTCTTGTGCGGTCGCTCAGCGCCATTAATCAACCACTCGTTCGGGATTGCCTTGCCGTTAATGATTAGTGGCTCAGCGTTGTATACAGAGCCCTTTACGAACGGTGTCAAAATCTTCTTGTCCGTGCTGGTGATACAGTTAGTGCAGCGAATTTTCATATCTCAATCTTCAAATAAATGGTAAACATTCAACGCATCCAAGTCCATCACAGCACAGGAATTCATCCTCTGACTGGAATTGCTTAGCCAAGTTAATGTCCAACTTTCCGCGCAACACAAGGTCTGTGTAATCTTCGTTAAGCCCAATCAGTGCGCATTCGTTACGAAGTTCATCTTTATCAATCTTCATTTCTATCTCCTCGTTTTTGATGAGCTAACTATAGCCTCGCTAACTCATAATGTCTTTAGCAAAAAGCGCTATTCGTCAGATTTATGCATTGTTGCAGATATTGCAATGATTCACATGATTATTGCACATACAGCAATATTGCTTCTGATGCAATGATGTTTTTGATTGTTGCGAAAAGTGAAATGAAGTGGTGGGTGAGTGAATGAAAGATGGATTGACTACCATACAAGTTGATTTTCATTCTTGGTGAGCCATTCTTGAGATATACGAGTAACCATCGTATACCAAGTGTCGTCACAAAAGTTAGTTACCACTAACCTACGTTTTTTACGCGAGATATACGCACGATATACAATATAATATCTATATATATCAACCTTTTACTTTATTATTATTATTATTATTATATATATGTATACTGTGTATACCGATAATTGATTGGATAATTGATATGTTCCGCGCAGATATTCTGACACTTGTCAGAATGGGATGACATTGTAGGAATAAAAAGGCGCATATATAGGAAAGCACTCCCAAAAACGGTACACAGGGGATACGGCACGTTTACAACCAGTGCTGACGCTGCCTTGGAGGCCGAAAAAACGTATCCGCGATGGAATAGACATAAAAATACGTTGACCGACACGTAAACAAGTGGCAAGATGGCAATCACTGAAACGAAGTAAACGAAACGAGGTATCAACATGCAGAAAGTAACACTTGGCGAAGTTATCCGTGAGATGGTGCGTAACGCAATGGCGTCTGAGAACGGCGAGTTCAAAGTTCCGGTAAGCCAGATATTCAAACTTGTTCGCGGCAAGCCATATCCAGAAATGGAGTATGACGAAGAGACTGACGAGATCCTAAACCTGGCAGACAGGGCGATGCCTGAACTCAAGAACTCGTACATCTACAATACCGTGTCGCGAATGACTGAACTACGAGACGCCAACAAGCGAGCGCGCTACAAGTTCATCTGGATTGACGATGAAGGCGAGCAAACCAGGCCGGGTAATTTCGACGGCGATGGTGCTGATAAATACCTGGTAATTTATATTGAGAACGGCTCTCACTGGACTGGCAATCGTGAGAAGAAGAAGCAGGAAGCAGAGAAAGAGGTCGCCATCATTGAAAGGTTCAAGGCTCGGTTACTCAAGATCACACCTAACGTTATCGACCTGCAAGGCGAGCAGAAAGAGGGCGCTCTCATTGCCCTGGCCCGTTACTATGAAATGATTAAGGAGACTAACTGATGTTTAATTTCGATGAAGAGAAACTGACGGACGAGCAGATTATGAATATTGCTATCCAAGATGGGCTGCCACCGCTACTGGTTGCAATCAATGCTAACGGGTATCGACAAACGCAAGGCTTCTGGGGTCATCCCGATGCGTCAGAAGTATACAAAGATGAAGCGCTTGGCGTTCTGATTAATATTATTAGGAAAATGGCAAAGAACGGCAAGGGCGTGCTTGGTATCAGGTCTTTATACGAAGGCGCTCGCAGGGCGAAAAGAATTAAGGGTGGCAATGACAGGCTAATGGCGCGCATTAAGGATGAGTTTATCCCAGCCCTAGAGAGTATGAATCTAGCTTGCCTCATTGGAGATAAGATTTATGTTCATCCGGCAATCCTCGAGGAGAGCTGGGAGCCTAACTTCAAAGTATACGAATGAGAGCATCCTAGTAGACTACCATACCACTTCCGGTACAGTGATGAGGAGGTGAAGGCGGGGATTGAGTTCTACTGGAAAGCGAAAGCTCTCCTGAACGGTGAATATTAATGCTTATAAAATGTGTGTATGTAAGGCAAGCCAATCACCACAACCTTTCAGTTGTAAATGGCGGGATATACGTGGCTAAGCCGATACCTTGTTTTAATGGCTCATACTACATCAAGGTTGATGGTAATGGGTACATAGTTAAGACGATAGGTGAATCCCTTATGATAAAAAGCCTTGGCGTCATAATGGCTAAGTTCGAAATAGTTCGCAAATAGCACGAATTGCTAAACAATGGATCGGGTAGTCAGCTATGATTACCCCATCGAAAACAAAGAGGAAATGAATATGGAAGCTGTTCGAGTAGAAGATCAGTGCTTTGATCAGGCCGAGGTAAGTATAGGTAGCGGCGCTCAAGGAACGTTTGTGTATCTGGATTTCGATCCTGACGACAATGGAGACAGCCAGGCGATTATGCGATACAGCTCTGATCAAGCCCGCAAACTGGCGGCGGCATTAATCCTGGCAGCAGACGAGGCGGAGAGGCAATGAAGGAGAAATTATAATGCAGGTATATACGAATAGTAATGGTGTCGAGTTTTGTGTGGTTTCCGGAGTGGTTCTTCGCACTGTTGGCGGTCTCGGGATCATCAACATTTCAGGGATCAAGCCTGAATCGCTGGTTAAGGGTGTCCAGGCCGGAATCTTCACCTTTCACTCAACGCTGACGGCTAAGCAGTATGTTACCCTCGCCAACGCGGTTAAGTACGGGGTTATCAGATAGCACTTTTTGCTAAAATGGGATTCATCCTGACTGGTATAATCCCCACACCAACCACGCGAGTGTAAGTTAAGTGACGATATACGAACATAAATTCAGCAGCAGGGGTATTGATATGCTCCTGCACTATGTAGACGAAAAGTACGCAAAGCTCATGCTTAAGACGCATGGCGGCACAATAACGAGGATTGATATATGAGTAAGTACAATCGTGAAATTATTGGCATTGATGGCACGGTAACAACAGTGGATGTTTATCGCGTTCTTGATGCGTTTGGTGTATCTGACCCAGCAACGCAGCATGCAATAAAGAAGATGCTTTGCACTGGTCTGCGTGGTCACAAAGATTACCTTACTGATCTTAATGACTCGATTGATTCATTGCGGAGGGCTAAAGAGCTTTACGGGCAGAAGATGATTCATGAATCGTCTAAATCAATTCAGGTTGGTAAATAGCACTTTTTGCCTAACCAGCTACGGCGGGTTTTGTTATAGTTGGTTCACACAAAGCGAGAGGATAGAAAATGATTACTATTAACCTGTCAGACAAGCAAGCAGCAGAACTGAAGTCGATGATTAATTCATTCATGCCAACACGAAGTGATAGCCAGCGCAAAGCGGTAGATGAGATTCGCGCACAGATTAATAATCAGCAATTCGACGTCAGTGACTTCGAATCATCACGCCAGTACGAGGCGCTTATCGTTAATGCCGCATACCTCACTAACTTGGATAAGGCGACTAAGAAATGATTTACATCCATACGTACTACACTGGTAAGTTTAATAGCGTTAAGCATGTTCGAGTGTGCGAGGGGTTTCATAAAGCATTTGATCAGCAGAGGGTTCTTGGGGGAACTATTAAGTGGTGTGAAGTTGTCAAAGAATGCTAAATAGCACGAATTCCTAAAACAGTATTGGGGTAATTTATTATAGTTACCCTACCGAAACGAGATGAGGTTACAATAATGACTAAGTTTATTTGCACAGGAAGTTACACTGATTCAGTTTCTATTGGTCAGGTAGTATATGGCCTCGCCTCTGAAGATGGGGAGTTTATTATAACCAAAGACACCAACGATTGCCCTTCTAATGATGGTGAGCCAAAGTTTAAGGTTGGAGAACGAGTTCCATTAAATGGTATACTTTGGCAATGGAAAGAGGTTAAAGAGATGGATAAAGATCCAACATTTGACATGATGATGAGTCAGTGCAAGGCGAGAGCTGAGTCACTTCGATTCTCCCAATCAGAGCCAAAGCTCCAGGCCAACCACTTTGACGGCTACGCAACATTCATCATTGCCCAGGCGTGCGGGATGCGCGAAGAGCCACAGGTTCACACCATTCACTTAACCGAAGAGCAGGCCAGAGAGCTAGCATACGAAATTCTTGAGCAATTGAATAAGATTTAACGCGCCTAAAACGCATTCTAACGAACGATAATTTAAGCAAGGTGATTCATCATGGAAGCACAAGAAAGCCCAGCAGAGTGGTGCAAGCGAATGCAGGACGAAGCTAAAACTAGCGAAGAGGTGATGGCTTACTACGAGCTTGCGCAAATTTGGATGCAACGGGAGGAGAAACAATGAGCTTCACTGAATACGTAATCGCATGTGAAAGACTGGTCTTTGATATGAAAACATTCAACCGGTTCATCATTAAGGATTTAATTAAGCCTTACAAACAAGGTGTGACGCCAGAGGCTTTTGTTAAGTCATTCTATAAATAGCACGAATTGCTCAACGCAGTCGCCATGGATGGCATATAATCACCATATCAACACAACTAGAGAGATAGAGAAAATGAACAACAAATCAAATGAAGTGACCAAAGTTAAATCACATATCGCAGAAAATAATTATGATGAGTCTTTGGGTTTAGGTTTAGGTTTGAATTCAAGAAAAGTAGTTGTTAACGGAATCACGGGTTTTCATTCTCGCTGCGTTATAGCTAAACCAGTTATTGGTTTTGAGTCTCGCTGCGTCTTTGTTGGTGGAGTCTTATAATGTTCGGATTATCAGAAGCACACTTCAACGCAGTTAAACGTCAGGCCGCAAAGTTGAACGAAGAGTACAGCAAGCTATCGCCAAAGCAGCGTAAGGACGATAAGCATGTTGCGACGTTGATTTCTAAGATGTGGGAGCCAGTTTTTACAATCATTAGTCGAGATCGCTTTGTTTGGACTAGTGGATATCTTAAGGGTCGTGTGGGTCATGACGAGAATGGGAATAGTCTTTATGAGTGAATTTACTATCTGGTTTATCGCGGGACTGATTGCTTGGGGTTGCTTTTTAATCGTTTAGATGGAGGTTGTAAAAAAGAGCTTGCATCACTGACCGGAATTATCTAACATTAACCACGTAGGCAATCGAGCCATCCAAGATGGAACGGCGCACGGAGCGCAGCTAATAAGTCCGTTGCTCATTAGGTAGCGTATACGGCATTAAGACCTAGCGCAAATAGGCAGATTAACCGGCTGTATCAGGCAGCCCCGGAGCCGTAACCGGGACTCATTCAAGGCTCTGCTAGCTCAATAGGATAGTAGCAACGACCTTCTAAGTCGTAGGTTACTGGTTCGAATCCAGTGCGGAGCGCCAATAAAGGAGTTCATTATGTGGGATGTGAAGTTGTCCATTCGCTTAATGGGCCGCAGTTGCAAGAATTGCTCTCAAGATTACATCGCGTCAGTTGCCGCAATCAGCGCTGAGGATGCGGTAGCGAAAGTAAAAGAGATGTCAGGTGCTGACCCTGACACTCACAAATTCCTTGTAGCTTACGTTCGTGAGCGAAAGTAAAAAGTGTTATACCCTTGTAAAGTTTCGTTTCTCTCGTTGTTTTTAGCCCTCGCTTGAGGGCTTTTTTTCGTCTCCAATATGGTATAATCTGACCTCAACAAAGGAGGATTTATGAGTAAAGCAGCACTAAAGATGGGTGAGGGAAATTTCAAGGCGCTATACAACAAGAAGTATGGCGATATTGCCATGGTGGCAATCAACCGCAAGTACACACCAGAGGAGGTCTTCAATTTCGCCGTTCGATACTTCTCCTGGGCAGAGAGTGAGGCAATTAAGGCAATTGAGACAGCAGCTTTCCAGGGCGTTGTTAGTGAAAACCTTGTACACAAGCCGCGCGTGTTCACATTAACCGGGTTGGCGCTCTTCATGGGTGTCAACATCAATAGATTCGCACGCTGGCGTACTGAGGCTGGGTACTCTGATGTGATGGAATTTATTGATAACGTAATCTACGAGCAGAAGTATCAGCTTGGCGTTGCGGGTATCATCAACTCCACAATCGTTGGTAAAGAACTTGGCATTGATAAGCCGCAGGAGATTAAGATTAGCAACAACTCCACAGCTAACGACGTTGATAGTATGAAGGAGGCGCTGGAGTCCGTGATTAGCAAGTTATAACAATAAGAGGGTATAACAATGAGTGATGTTTTAGTTTGGGAGGAGCTATCCCAATCAGAAAAGCAAGCCATCAGGCTTCTTTCCACGCATAACTTCGAGACATTCCTTCGGGTATGGTTCAGCCTGACACAGGGCCAGAAGTACATCATGAACTGGCATCACAGGTATCTTTGCAGGATAGTTGACGAGATTATTAGCGGAGATCGAAAGGATACAATCATAAACGTATCGCCTGGCGCCGGTAAAACCGAGATCACATCCATCCACTTTCCAGTTTATAGCTATCTAAAACTACCAAAAGTGCGAAATCTTAGCCTTTCGTTCTCTGATAGCCTGGTTAAGCGAAACTCTAAGCGAGTGCGCGACCTAATTAAGTGCAAGGAGTTTCAGGAGCTATTCCCTAGCAAGTTTGGCACGTGCAAGGATGATGAGATTCAGGTTCTCGATGAGTCAGGCAAGGTTCGCTTTGAGTCGATATCAAAAGCTATCGGAGGCCAGATTACAGGTTCACGTGGCGGCTACATTACTGACACCTATAGTGGTTGCCTTATGCTGGATGATGTAGATAAGGTTGATGACATGTTTAGCAAGGTTCGCCGAGAGTCGGTTCATATGCTCCTGAAGAACACCATTCGCTCTCGTAGGGCTAGCTCGGTCAAGGGTAAGGCCACACCAATTATTTCCATACAGCAGCGATTGCATGTTAACGACTCAAGTTGGTTCATGGCTGAATCTGGAGGTATGGGGATAGACTTCGATGTGGTGAAGATTCCGGCGATAGTTACTGAGGATTACATCGACACACTTCCTGACTGGTTAAAACCACACTTCGAGGCTGACGTTCTATCTAGTGAGTACATCGAGCGAGATGGTGTTAAGTACTACAGCTACTACCCACAAAAGGAATCCATTCATGATTTAATGGCTATGCAAGACGCAGACCCATACACGTTCGCAAGTCAATATATGCAAAGCCCCATAGCTCTAGGTGGCAACATGGTGGATACGGATTGGTTTATACGTTACGGTGGAGATTTGCGAGCGCCATTGAAGTATGATTACCGATTTATTACTGCGGATACCGCGCTTACCACGAAGTCGTACAGTGACTTTAGTGTATTCCAGCTGTGGGGAGTAAAAGACAGAAAGCTATACCTTCTTGATATGGTTAGGGGTAAGTATGAAGCGCCCGAGCTTGAGGCTACCTTGCTAGAGTTTGAATCCAATGCGAGAAAGACTAATCGGGAGGAGGGTATTCTTCGGAAGGTAATCATCGAGAAGAAAGCATCTGGTATCGGTCTGATTCAATCTGCAAGCAGGGTTATGCGTACACCTATTGAGCCATTTATACCAGATACAGATAAAGTTACCAGAGTGCTGTCAGCAATGCCTCAGATTAAGGCTGGAAATGTAATGATTCCAGAATCGGCGCCGTGGATGAGTGCATTCATCTCTGAGTTTTCAGCATTTACAGCAGACATGAGCCACCGCCATGATGACATTGTAGATACAACAACAATGGCAATAAACTGCGAGCTAAACCTTGCAGATGACCCTAAATCGCGGATGTTACGCCTCGCAGGAATTAAATAAGCGTGATAAACTAGCCCCGTGTATGGGGCTTTTTTATTGGAGAAAAACATGGTCAAGACAGACAGCTACGCCAATATCTTTCTAGGCGGCAGTGATGGTAGTGAGATTTACGGGAGCTTGCAGAGCCAAGCCCCTACAATTCTAGCTTCGCTTTATGCGGATAATGCGCTGGTGCGTCGAATAATCGACACAATCCCGGAAACAGCATTAGCGGCAGGATTCCACATTGATGGAATTGATGATGAGCCTGCATTCTGGTCGCGCTGGGACTACCTAGAACTAACAAAGCACATCAATGAAGCCTGGTCATGGGCGAGATTGTTCGGCGGTTCTGCCATTGTCGCTATCGTTAAGGACAATAGGGCGCTAACAAGTCCGGTCAGAGAAGGCGCTGAACTTGAAACTGTTCGCGTTTACGACCGTACGCAGGTAAAAGTCCAGACTCGCGAGGAGAACCCACGCAACGCGCGTTTTGGTAAGCCACTAACCTATCGCATCACAACTAATGAGAGCGATATGTTCTATGATGTGCACTACAGCCGCATTCACATCATTGACGGAGAGCGAATTCCTAACGTAATGCGTCGGCAGAATGATGGCTGGGGCCGCAGCGTTCTCTCCAGTGACATTCTTGACTCAATTAAGGATTACACCAACTGCGAACTACTTGCTACGCAGTTACTGAAGCGCAAGCAGCAGGCGGTGTGGAAAGCCAAGGGTCTTGCTGAATTGTGTGATGATAGCGAAGGATTTGGCGCTGCAAGATTGCGCCTAGCTCAGGTTGATAACAATAGTGGCGTTGGTCAGGCAATTGGCATTGACGCAGAGTCTGAAGAATACAGTGTTCTGAACTCTGATATTGGCGGGATTGATGCGTTCCTGGATAAGAAGTTCGACAGAATCGTTGCGCTGAGCGGTATTCATGAGATTATCCTGAAGAACAAGAACGTTGGCGGCGTATCATCAAGTCAGAACACCGCATTGGAGACATTCCATAAGCTAGTCGATCGCAAGCGTAACGCTGAACTACTGCCGATTCTCGGGTTCCTGATTCCGTTCATTTCAGACGAGCAAGAATGGTCAGTGGAGTTTAATCCCCTAGCGCAGGAATCAAGTAAGGATAAGGCCGAGATTCTTGAGAAGAACGTAAACAGCATCGCGACGCTAATTGCATCTGGCGCTATGGATATTGACGAAGCGAGAGATACATTGCGCGCAATCGCTCCAGAGGTTAAGATTAGTGACGGTTCAGTAGAGACAGAGGTGACGATTAGTGAAACCAGTAACGACCCGCTGGAAGTATCCGCAGATAATTGAGAGCAAGGTTAACCGCAATCTCAGCATTGCGGTAACTGAGTTAATTTCAGCAATGAAGGATTCAGCAACAAGGCTTAGAATTGATACTGCAGAGGAGCTAGGGGAGGAGGATGGATATCTTGAGGGGATAATTTCTGCATTGGTGGCGTCATTTATATCAACCATCCCGGCTATAGGGGCGGCGATATACAGATACAATAGCTCGCAATTTCTTGTGCTTGCAATAAAGACCGGAGGAAGGTCCAATCCTAGCGTTCTGAACCTTGAGGTTAACGGCATCAATGGTGGTGAGCCGTGGTATAATGATGACCTTAATCAGTGGATTTACACCACGGATAAGTCAGCCAGGAAGCTGCTAAATAACATCAAGGATGATTTCTTACAGGCGGCTGCAACAATACAGAATGGTGACTACGTTAAGTTATCCGATAGGTACAAAACATACAGGAAGCGAACGGCAAATATTGCATCTGGAATTGTCTCTAGTCTCAACTCGACACTGATGAGGCGTAGGCTTGAGGATGCTGGTGTTAGCCGTTACATCTGGCATGGCATGTTAGATGATAGGGAGCGTCAGTCTCACATAGCAAGAGAAGGTCTTAGCTTTAAACTTGGTGGTAACGATATATTTCCAGGTCAAGAATACGGCTGTCGTTGCTGGTCGGTTCCAGATTGGGAATCATAATAGGAGAATTAAATGAGCAAAATCCGCTATGACAGCGCAAAGTTCAAGGCGACAATCGACGAGAATGGATTTCTAGTCGACACACCAGTAGTCGCACGCCTAGGCGTGCAAGTCTACTACATGGAAGACGGTCGAACGGTTCGAGAGTTTCGCCCAGCCGAGGAAGTCTTCAAGGATGAATCCCTCGCTAGTTACCAGGGTAAGCCAATGACTCTTGATCATGTTTTCGTTAACTCAGAGAACGCTAAAGAGGTAGTGGTAGGTTCCGTTACTGGCAAAGCTGAGCCATTGGGTAGCTCAGTGGTTGCTCCGATTGTTGTTTACGATAACACAGCCATTCAGGAAGCTATGGCAGGTAACGCCAAGGAGTTATCCGTTGGTTACTATGCAATTCTTGACGAAACCCCTGGCTGGGGCGACCCCATTACTGGCGAGTACGTCCTTAAATCTGATGGTGATCAATTCGATGCGCCAGAAGGATGGCAGGAGTTCGACGCAATTCAGCGTGACATTAAAGTGAACCATCTCGCAATGGTGTATAGAGGTCGCGCAGGTATTGCCAAATTGAATATGGACGGTGAGCAGGAAAACCCGTATACTACTGACGTTGATATCAATAAAGAGGATAAACATGAAATGACAGTTAAAATTAAACTCGACGGCGCGCAGGAATTTGAGGTCGCCCCGGAAATCGCCTCTCACATCGAAGCACTGAACGCAAAGGCTGACACCGCAATCGCTGAGCGCGATGCACTGAAAGCCAAGGTAGATGCAATGCCTGCTGAAATCGAAGCTGCCGTGGCTAAAGCGAAAGCTGACGCTGATGCCCTTGCCGCCCTGGTTGCTGTTGCTGCTGAAGCTGGTGTTAAGGCTGACGGTATGGATGCTAAAGGCATTAAAGTTGCTTACGTTAAAGAAGTCTCCGGCCTTGATGTTTCCGAGAAGTCTGACGCATACATCGACGCAGCGTTCGACATTGCCAAAGAATCTGATAAAATGGCTGAAATACGTAAAGCGACTACCGCTTCCGACAAATATGACAGCGCCGATGAGCCTAAGAAATTAGACCCGCGTGCTCGTTTAGCTAAAATTAAGAAATAAGGAGTTATAAACATGGCAATTCGTTCCGTAGCACTGGCTGGTATGATTTCTGATACTTCGCTCTATAACATCGACGGTGCTTGTGTGGTTGGCGGTGCAGCACCAATTCCGGTTGGCACTTTTGTTGGCGTTACATCCGCTCAGCCTGTAGATGGTCACAAGGTTGTTGGACTCCCAGCTGTAACTGGCTCGCCAGTTAAACCTTATGGTGTTGTTGTTAAATCTCATTACGAGACTCCAGATGGCACAGCTCGCGTAAATGAAGCGGTTAACGTAATGACTCATGGTCGAATCTGGGTTCGTACAAATCTAGCGGCTGCGCCAGCTTTTGGTGGCAAGGTTTTCGTAAACGCGAGTGGCGTTGTTGTTGCAGAAGCGGCAGGTTCTACTTGGGAGACTGGTTTTACATTTGCTGGTGGTTACATCAAAAAAACGGGCACAGACCCGCAAGACCTAAGCGTTGATGGCGCACTAGTTGAAGTTCAGCTTATTCAATCCGCAGACTCAACTGTTGCAGCTTAATAATTAAGATATATAAAGCCTCCTTCGGGAGGTTTTTTTTATGTCATTGCGTGGGCTAAAAACTCGTGTATAATGAATCCGTAAACACATAACTGAAAAGGAACAATAAAGAATGGCCATTAAATTTGATGCAGAACAAGCAAAAATCACCGCTCACCTCGAGCAAATGGGCGTAGAAAAAGCTGATGCCGCTGGTATCTGGACTGTTAGCCAGCTTACCGCTGCTCTGAACCGTGCTTACGAAAAAGAATACGCAGAAAACTCAGTTGTTAATATCTTCCCTGTAACAAATGAAATTCCTGGTCACGCGAAGTATTTCGAGTACCCAGAATTTGATGGTGCTGGCATTGCTCAGATTATCGCTGATTACTCTGACGACTTGCCGCTGGTTGATGCGTTTATGAACGAGAAACAAGGCAAAGTGTTCCGTTTCGGTAACGCATTCCTGATTTCTATTGATGAAATTAAAGCTGGCGCCGCAACTGGTCAGTCCCTGTCAACTCGCAAGCAAGCCCTGGCTTTCGAAGCGCACGACAACCTGCTGGATAAACTGGTGTGGTCTGGTTCCGCCCCGCACGGCATCGTGAGCGTATTCGACCAGCCGAACATCAACAACGTTGTTGCAACTCCAAGTTGGAATATTCCGGACAACGCAATCGGTGATATCACCGAGATGATTGACGCAGTTGAGACTTCAACACAGGGCCTCCATCATGTGACTGACATTCTGCTTCCGGCCTCTGCTCGTCGAATTATGCAGCAACTGGTTCCGCAGACAAATTTGAGCTACGGTGAACTGTTCACTCGTAACAACCCAGGTTTGACCATTCGTTTCTTGCAGTTCCTGGACAACTACGATGGTGCGAATGGTAAGGCTGCTCTGGCGTTTGAGAAGAGTCCACTCAATATGTCTATCGAGATTCCGGAAGCTACCAACGTTCTTCCAGGACAACCTAAGGACTTGCACTTTAAGTACCCTGTAACATCAAAAGCTACAGGTTTGATCGTTTATCGCCCTCTGACGATGGCCGTAATCAAAGGTATTACCTTAATCTAATAAATGGCCCTCTTCGGAGGGCTTTTTTTACGTCTGTACCAAATGGATTTGTTGGGTTATAATCACTCAATCAGATAAACAAAGGAGACAAAAATGATTCGTTTAGAACACACTGGCGCTTGCCTTATCGTTTACAAGGGTGAGAAATATTTGCCTGGTGACACTTTTGAGGTTGATGTAATTTGCGACGGACTCAAGCGTTTAATCGCAGAGGGTAAACTCACTATTGAAGGTGACGCTAAAGCAACCAAGCAAATCGCGCAAGAAATTGTTAGCAAGAAAAAGCGCAAAGAACCGAAAACTATCTCCGAAGCTGAGACTGGCAACGAGTACAAATAACAAACAGGGCGCTTCGGCGTCCTTTATTGTATGGAGCTAATATGAATGATGCAATTTTGGCGTTTATGCGCTCGCTTGTTCCGGCGCTCAAAGCGGTGGATGACGAATCAATTAATGTATGGATTGATTTGGCACGCCTATACGTATGCGAAAGTAAATTTGGAGCAGACAAAGATAAGGCAGTAGGACTTTACGCGCTACACCTGATGATTGCTGATGGCGCGTTTAAGGGTGAGAATGAAGGGCTGGAAACATACAGCCGTAGGATGGCAAGTTATGCACTGAGCGGTGAATTCTCTATCACTTATGATACCCAATCAGCAGCATCTGGCGACTTATCATCTTCTCAATTCGGCCGTATGTACAAAGCACTGCTCCGCAAGAAAGGCGGCGGCTTCGGTTTAATTACTTCCGCTGGTGGCGGTGGGTGTGGTTGCCGATGAACTACAGTGAAATTGAATCAATCACTCGCTCTGGCATTAACTTCTTTAGTGATGCCAATGGCGTTTATGAAATGAGTACTGGTGATGGATATGTTGAAATTGCTAACGGCGTTGAAGTTGAAGTTCCTTCGCAAACATTTCAGCTAAAAGGCTTGGTGCGAGAAATCAAGACGCGCGATATAGATGGTGAGTTTATCCAGTTTGGCGATAAGCGCGGAATATTCACGGCGCAGGTTGAAATTAAGCAGGGTTATCAGATTAAAGTCAATGGCGACACTTTTGTTGTTGTTGACCCGAGACCTGTTAAACCAACTGGTACAGTTGTTGGCTACAGGCCAATTCTTCGTAGGGTGGCTACTTATGGCTAGTTTTATACCGAAGGCCAATGGCGGGGTTATTGAATTTACCCGCTCCATTTCTGAATGGATAGATAAGGTTGAATCTGGAGTTGATGAGGTTGTTGCAGGAACCATTATCAAGACAGCTAATGGCCTGGTAGATCAGTCACCAGTTGACACCGGTAGATTTAAAGCCAACTGGCAAATAACAGCAAACTCCCCGGCTCAGCAGTCAGTAATTGACTATGATAAACTTGGAACAGAGACCAAAAGAGCACTCGCAAGACAAGCAAGGGCGGTAGCCAGAGCAAAGGGAACAAAGGTCATTTACATAACAAACAGGCTTGATTACTCAATTCACCTTGAGTATGGCGGTTCGGGTCAGGCGCCAAACGGCATTATTAGGATTGTTCAGATGCGGCTTGGTCGATACTTCCAGGAAGCAGTAGAGGAGGCTAAACGTGCACTATGAATTGTCTATAGCTGCCAGGAAATATGTTAATGATTTGCTGGTGAAAAACTTCCCAGTCAGATATCCAGTATCTTGGGAAAACGTTGCTTTCACTCCTCCAGCAGATGGTTCTATCTGGCTAAAGTATGACTACATCGAGGTTGACACCGTAACATACGGGCTGAGCAGGAAGTGCAAATACTATGTAGGGATGGTGCAGGTTTCTGTCTTCTTCAGTCCAGGTACTGGCATTGATAAGCCTAGACAAATCGCTAATCAATTGGCAGAATCTATCGTTGATGGTACAATGCTTGACACCGGGACCATTTACGAGTCTGGAGTTGTTAACCCGGTTATCAAATCCAAGTCTGGGTGGTTTATCCCGGTTCATTTTTATGTTCGTCTAGACTAACAAAAGGAAAAATACATGGCTCATTTATCAAATGGCACGCAGGTCTTCGTAGAAGGAACTCGCGGAACTCCAATTAACGTAACTAAAATCTCTAACGCAACTAAACCAGTTTTAACCGTATCTAGCGCATCTGGCCTGGCTAAGGGTGACTACCTTCTGTTTACCGCCTCCAGCTCAACCCTACTTAGCGACAAACAGGTGCGAGTAACTGAAGTTTCTGGCACTTCGGTAACAGTTGAAGGTATTGATACCTCCGACGCCACTAAGTTCCCTGCTGGCTTAACTGGTGAGGTTGTTAAGATTAATTCATGGATCGAAGTCCCGTGTGTTCAGGACGTATCTACTGACGGCGGCGAACAGCAGTTTGTTAACTTCCAGTGCCTTTCTGACGAACGCGAACAGCAGATTCCGACTTATAAATCTGCGGTAACAAACACCTTCACCTTTGCTCACGAGTACACCAACCCGGTCTATCCGGTTCTGCGTAAATACGATGAGTCTGGCCAGGTTGTTGCGATTCGTCTGTTCGTACCTCGCGCTCAGGAAATGCGCTTGCAGTCCGGCACTATCTCTTTCAATGACATCCCTGCCATTGGTGTCAACGAAATCGAAACGGTATCCATGGCGGTATCCATTCGTGGTCGACTGTCCTCCGTGGCAGCTAAAGTTTAAAACACAAACCCTCTTCGGAGGGTTTTTTATTGCATGGCACTTTTTGCTAAAGAGTTAATCCAATCTTCCTGTATAGTTAACTCATCGAAACGAAATGAGAGATTAATTAAATGAATAACGTTAAAAACATCATCAAACTTACTGCGGTTCTGGTTGCTTTTTATGCGGTAGTTAAGATTGTTAACCCAACTGGCGAGACTTATGCCAATGCAAAGGCAAGCGAATATAACTTTGAGTTTGCTAAGGCCGAGCGAGTTTGCAAGGGTTTGGTAGGTGGTAAAGTTGACCAAATCATGAAATATGGTAGCGAGATTTGCAAGGATACCGCTGCTAAGATTGCAAAAGAAAACACTAAGTAATAGAATACACACTCACAAACAATAAGAGGATTAACAAAATGGCAAAGTTCAAACTTTCACTGGCAGCACTCCCTGACTTTAAGTTGCCTGTAAAATTTAAGCTGGCTAACGACCAGGATGTAGAGGTTATCTTTACAGTCAAACATAAGAAAACATCTGAGTTGCAGGAATTACTTAGAAAGGAAGACTTGAGCACCAAAGAGCTTATTATGGCAATTGCCTCTGACTGGGACTTGGAAGAGGAATACAACGAGGATAACGTTAATGAGTTCTGTGACCTATTCCCTGCTTCAACCGTTGCGCTAACTACCGCCTATATGCAAGCACTGGCTGGTCAGCGTGTAAAAAACTAAAACGAGCGGTGTATCTACAGTACCAGTCAGAACCAACTGATGCCGAACTGGAAGCTATTGGGATGCGCCGCTCTGATTACGAAGACGAAGAGCCTGAAGTTTTGCACTTCGACGATAACATGATGAAGGCGTGGGACATTTATTGTTCAATGGCTACACAGTGGCGAGTCGGAGCTAATGGAGTAACAGGTCTTGATTACAACGTGCTAAATTTCCTCTTTAGAGTGTATAATGTTTCTGAAGAAGAATTGGTGCTCAGTGATTTACGCATCCTTGAAGCTAAAGCTCTTGAGATGATGGACAACCTGAGAAAAAAATAACCCGCTTCGGCGGGTTTTCTATTATGGAGGCTTAGATGGCAACAAATGAATTAGCCGGAATCACACTAGCCGTAGACGTATCGCAAGTAGACAGGGGTACGCAGTCCCTACAAAAGTTCAGGCAGGCAAACCAGCAGGCTGCTTCCGGTATTAGTGAGTTCGTCAACGCTGAGCAGGTTGCTAAAAACCAGGCTAGAGACACGGCTCGCGCACTTGCTGAACAGCAAGCATCTTTGGCTAAATTGCAAACGGCTATTGACCCAACTGCGGCAAAGTTCCGTAAGCTGCAAGAGGCAGCGGTAGGTCTTGATAAGGCATTCGCGGCTGGCGTAGTTCCTGATGAGGAGTTTTTCCGCTTAGGTGAGGCGCTTGAAACGCAGAACGCAAAACTTGCTCGTTCACGTGCGGCACTAACTGAAGAGGGTAGAGCGGCAGCGCAAGCTGCAAAGGATAAGGCAAAGGCAAAGGCTGAAGCGGATAGATTCATTGCATCACTTGAGCGTCAGGCTCAAGCGGCAACATTGACGCGTGAGGAGTACTTAAAATTACAGGCTGCTCAGCTTGGCGTAAGTTCTCAGGCAGCGCCTATTATTGACAGAATCGCCGATGCATCACAGAAGGCAAACACCCAGCTAATTGCTCAGAGCAAGGCCTTTCAACGCTCTGGCTTAAGCGCAGGCCAATACAAGGCTGCAATCTCTCAATTGCCAGCGCAGATTACAGATATTGGGACATCACTTGCTGGCGGCATTCCGATTTGGCTTATTGCAATTCAGCAAGGCGGACAAATTAAGGATGCATTTGGAGGTATTGGTAACACCTTTAGATTCGCGCTTGCAGCCTTAAATCCATTCAATGTTGCTGTTGGGGTTTTGGGTGGCGCGCTTGTTGCTCTAGGTATCGGTGCTGCCCAGGCAGAGAGTGAATTCAGAGCATTAAATTCTGCCATTGCGTTCTCAAACAACTCCACAATCGCATCAATCTCGCAGGTTAGAGAGTTGGTTAGCTCTGTTTCTGATGCTACTGGTGCAACCAGAGGACTTGTGACTAGCATCGCAACAAGCCTTATTGAGCAAGGGAACCTTACGCTGACGCAGATTGACAAGATTACTAAATCTACCGCCAGATGGGCGCAGTTGACAGGTAAGGATGCAAAGGAAATTACTGGTTACTATAACCAGATTGCGAGCGACCCAATTCAAGGACTTGCTGATTTAGACAAGAGGTTTAACTTCCTTACTCAGGGGCAGTTAACAACAATTGAAAGATTGAGAGAGACTAGGGGTGAGGTTGAAGCCGTAACTGCTGCTATTGATATATTTAGCAAATCACAGGAAGCAAACCTTAACGATATTGCAGCCCAGCTTACTCCTCTTGAATTGGCCTGGAATGACTTCAGGAAGTACATATCTGATGTATGGGATGCGATTAGTCGCAGAACGGTTGGGGCGCTAAACCTGTTTGTTGATGTAATAGCCGGGACAATTGAACAGATTAAGGTCTTCATTAACCAAGGTGACGCGCTGATTGGTGAGTTTGTAATTAGTGCAACTCAGGCATTGCAGAATATCCCAGGCCTTGATGGTGTCGGTGATGATGTAATCAAGAGTCAGCAGAAGATTATCGATGCCGCCAAGAAGCAAAACCTTGAGCTAGAGAAGTCTATCAGGGAGAGAGATGCCAGAATCAGAGAGGGAGAACTTGGTTACGTTACACGCAGGGAAAATCAGAATTCCAATGAGCAATCAGGTACTGATGAGGAGTTTGCAAAAAGGAAGAAGGCGCTTCAGGATGAACTTGATGCGATCAAGAAGAGCAGGAAAGAAGAAAATGGTAGGGTTAAAGAGCAAAGAGACCTTACAATTGGTTACGAATCTGGCGTGTTGGCGCTCCAGGCTCAGCTCAAGGTTCTTCAGGAAAACAGGGATATCGGCGCGGTAATAAGCAATGAGCGCAAGCAGTATCTTCAGGAGGTTGCCAAATTCCAGATTCTTGAGCAGAGGCAACTTGATGGCTCAATTACCAAAGAGCAAGCAAGACTTCTCATTGAAAAGGATAAAGTTCTTGAGCTGGCAAGACAGAAGGCTGAGCTAGGTGATCAGATTGCTTTGCAGGAGCGAGCTAATAAGTTGGCTGAAGATAACCGCAAGAAGATTCTTCAGATTAACAATGAGGCAAGCAATATTAATTTGGGTACTGGACTATCATCTCGTGAACTGCAAAGAGCCAAAGAGATTCAGGCTCTTCAGTCCAATCAGGTCAATGCTGGTGGCTCTCTTGATGATGTTGATTTTCAGCAATTGCTGGAAGCAAGAAAGGAATACTACAAGCAAGAGGATAATCTTAGGTCAGACTGGCAATCCGGTGTAATATCCACTCTCGCTGACTTGACAGATAAGTACACTGACTACAACCAGATTGCTAAGGACTTAACCGTTGCGGCATTTGACGGGATAACAGAGCAAATTACAAACCTTGTAACCACTGGTGAGACCAATTTTAGGGAGTTCACAGCAAGCATCCTCAAAATGATTGCCAAGATTGCAACTCAGCTTCTTATTGTCAAGGCTATTGAGTCCAGTTTAAGTAGCTTCGGCGGTACTGGCGGCGCCTTTGGTTCAATTGCTTCTGGCCTGGGTTTTGCTGGTGGCGGCTATACTGGCAATGGTGGTAAGTATCAGCCAGCAGGAACGGTGCACCGCGGTGAGTTTGTATTCACAAAAGAAGCGACTAGCAGAATTGGTGTTAAGAACCTTTACGCACTAATGAAGGGTTACGCAAATGGCGGTGTTGTTGGTGGCCCTTCTGGTTATGCAAATGGTGGTTTGGTTTCTGGTGGAGCAGATGTTAATGTTAGTGGTATCACTGTTAACGTAAACTCGGGTGTAGGTAGCGACCCAGAACAAGCTAAGGCACTGCAAAGCGGAGTCAAGGCTATCGTAGCCGAAGAGATTGCTCAGTCCTTCCAGCAGGGTGGTAGGGCGTATGCCTACCTTCGTGGATTCAACTAATTAACGGGGCTTCGGCCCCTAAGGATTTTTATGGCTATTGATAAATTTACCTGGTGCACTCAAATCCAAAATGGAGGCGGCTCGTTCTCTAACACGAACAATGTGCGAATAGTTAGCTTCGGCAATGGTTACACCCAAAGGGGTACTGGTGGATACAGGAGCAACACCAGAAGCTACCAGATGACATATACCAACAAGGACTGGCGAGATGTCATGGATTTCTGCTTCAACCACATCATTACCCCGTTCTTCTGGACTACGCCGCAGGGCGACACATCCATGTTTGTTATTCAGCAGGATAGTATTAGCGTCACACCAGTCAGTAAGGAAGTTCAGACTGTAAGCATGCAATTCGTAGAAGTATTTAGTTCAATGCGTTAAACTAAGCCCCTATGCGGGGCTTTTTTATTGGAGAAATATATGCTAAGTCCAAAGTTTGAAAATCAGTTGCAAAGCCTTTTCCCTGGCGAGATTGTGACACTAATCCAGGTTGACGGAACCTCCTTCGGAAGTCTCGTTTACAACTTCCACAATGAGAATATTTCATACACGCCAGAAGAGATCATGCTGGCCCAGATGAATGGCGAGCCACTACCAGAGAAAACCATCACCTTCCGCGGTGAAGAGTACGGACCTAGACCTTTCGGTATCTCGGGTATCAATATGACTTCTGACGGCAAGGCTAACAAGGTTACGTTAACGGTATCAAACGTGGACCAGCGCATTAGCGCACTTATCCGCACATACAACGGATTGGTTAAGGCTAAGGTTACTATCTGGATTACTACGCGAGACAACATCAATGAAGACGGAAGCATTGCTGATGGGGACTATCGCAGATTCGTTTACTTCATTGAGCGACCTAAGCAGGTTGATTATAAAACCGCATCATTTGAGCTAAGTAGCCCGATGGATATGGATGGTATTTATATCCCCGCAAGACTTGTTCAGTCTGTTTGCTACTGGGCTTCTAGGGGTTGGTATCGTAGCGGTAATGGGTGTACTTATGATGGAAATAGATACTTTAATAAGGATGATAAGCCAGTTGATGACCCGTCTTTAGACTTCTGTGCAGGAACTGTTAACAGTTGCAAACTTAGATTTGGTGAGAATAATCAGTTAGATTTCGGCGGCTGCGCTGCAGCAAGCCTTCAAGCTAAAGCCAACCAGAGTTAAGGAGAAATAAATGTTAACACCAAAAGTTAAACTTGAAATCTTTCAGCACGCAAAAGAGGATTACCCGCATGAATGCTGCGGAGTTGTCACACAAAAGGGTCGCGCTCAGAAGTATCACAGAATCACCAACGCCAGCAAAGACCCAGAGAATGAATTCCTCCTTGATTCAAATGAGTATGCTAGTGTCGCATTCAACCTAGCGGATAATGAGTCCATTGTTTACGTAGTTCACTCCCACACGGGCGATGGAGCAACAACAAGACCAAGCCCAGCGGATATCTGTAGCTGCAATGAGTGCGAGATTCCGTATGTTATTGTAAGCATCCCGGAGGGAGATATGCGTATTCTTGAGCCATCAACGATGCCACTGATTGGTCGCCCGTGGGGGCTTGGTAGCTTTGATTGCTGGGAGTTGGTAATGGCATTCCATAAGAAATACGGCGTCAAACTGAATGACTACCGCGTTAATTACCCGTGGTGGGAGAAGCGGTACAATGAAAATATCTATGATGACAACTGGATTAAGGAAGGATTTGAGCTGGTAAAAACTTCAGATATTCCGATTGGTTCCATGATTATGATGCAGGTGCAAAGTGAGGTGACAAACCACGCCGGAATCTACATTGGCAATAACAGATTCATTCATCACCTTTATGGTAAAATGAGTTCCGTTGATATCTACTCCGATTACTGGAGGGAGCGCACTGTGCGAATTGTTCGCCACAAGGATTTACCAGAGGATGTAATTTATGACTCAGAAGCTGATTGACATTAAGTTGGGCCTGTCACTAGGCCGCAGGTTTGGAAAGATTCACCAGATGGCGGTGAGTAGCGTGCCTGAAGCTATGCGGGCACTTTGCTCACAGATCCCTGCGTTCAAGGAGTTCATGAATAGCCATGTAGGTCAAAACACCAGATATGCTATTTTTGTGGATGGTAAAAATGTGAACGAGCATCGAATAGCTGATTTTAGTGCCGTTCAGGAGATACGCATCTTACCAATCCCTCAAGGCCGTAAGTCTGGCGGGCTTTTTCAGACTATTTTAGGCGCCGCTCTTATCACGGTTGGCATCTTTACCGGGCAGATTTATCTTGTTGGCGCTGGTGTTTCTCTGGCTGCTGGCGGTATTGCCCAGCTACTTTCACCTCAAGCAACTGGATTAAAGACGCAGGACAACCAAACAAGCAACCGCGCCTCTTACGCATTTGGCTCAGCTGTAAACACTGTAGCCGCTGGTTATCCTGTTTGCCTACCTTATGGTTATCGAACGGTTGGCGGTTCGGTATTTAGTGCTGGCAGTTATTCCGAAGACATTGCTTAAACATCATACCCGCCTAGTGCGGGTTTTTTATTTAGTGTAGAATGGCACAAATGATCAAAACAAACATGAGGCTTTGTGATATGGCTGAAGATATTAAGATTTATGGTGCTAAAGGTGGTAGCCAGAAGCAGCATCAACCAGTTGAGCAGGAAGACAACCTTATTTCATTAAACAAGGTTAAGGTGTTGCTTGCGGTTGCTGACGGAGAGGTGGATTCAAACTTCTCAATGAAGGATTTATACCTTGCTGACGTTCCGGTACAAAATCAGGATGGTAGTTACAACTATGAAGGTGTTCGCGCTGAGTTCCGTGCTGGCACGCAGTATCAGGACTATATCGCTGGCCTTGATGGTGCCAACTCAGAAATTCAGGTATCAAGGGAAATCAAAAACGATACCCCGCACATCATTGCGGTTAACAATAATCAGCTATCAGCGATTCGTGTAAAGCTATATTGGCCCAGACTGGTTAAGCAAGAGAGTAACGGTGACCTGAACGGGACAACCTGCGAGTATGCAATTGACCTTTCTGTTAATGGTGGAGCTTACCAGGAATACACTCGAGGAGTTGCTAACGGGAAGACAACAACTGGTTACGACCGCAGCATTCGTGTAAATCTTCCTGCTGAATTTGATAGCGCATTGGTTCGCATCCGTAAGATCACACCAGACTCAACAAGTAGCACCCTGGTTAACGGAATGCAGATCACAACCTATCAGGAGGTAATCGACGCTAAATTCCGATATCCGCTTACGGCCCTGGTTTATGTTGAGTTCGGCTCTGACCTTTTCCCTAACGGGATTCCAACAATCTCAATCAAGAAGAGGTGGAAGCTGATTCAGGTCCCAACTAACTACGACCCTGAAACCAGAACTTACAGCGGGACATGGAACGGTTTGTTCAAGATGGCATGGTCAAATAACCCAGCGTGGGTTCTTTATGACTTGGTGACAAACCGCCGATATGGTCTTGACCAGCGAGAGCTAGGTGTAGAGATTGATAAATGGGGGCTGTACGAAGCCGCGCAATTCTGCGACCAGATGGTTCCTGATGGTAAGGGTGGTTTAGAGCCTCGTTATCTTTGCGATATGGTTGTCCAGAATAAAGCTGAGGCTTACACGCTAATTCGTGATATCTGTTCAATCTTCCGTGGCCTAACCTTCTATGACGGTGAAAAGATTGGCGTCGTGGTTGATAAGCCTCGTAATCCATCTTACATCTTCACGAATGATAACGTTGTTAATGGATTGTTCAGTCGCACATTTGCCAGCGATAAGAGCCTTTACACTACTGCTAACGTCCAGTTTGATGATGTAGAGAACAACTATCAACAAGATGTAGAGCCGGTATTTGAATTAGAGGCAACTCGTCGTTTTGGATTTAACCCTGTAGATTTAACTGCGATTGGCTGTACTCGCAGAAGTGAAGCAAACAGACGTGGTAGGTGGCTCCTTAAAACCAATCTGAGAAGCGAAACTATTAGCTTCACTACCGGGTTGGAAGGCATGATTCCGATGATTGGAGAGGTTATTGCGGTTAATGACGCAGCATGGTCGAGCAACTATCAGTTAAACCTTTCCGGTCGCATTGAGTCAGTTCAGGGATTGCAGGTTTTTACCCCGTTTAAAGTTGACGCAGCTCCAGGTGACAGAATTCTTCTGAACAAACCCGACGGAAGCCCGGAGGCAAGAACTATTGCAAGCGTATCTGAGGATGGTATGACGATTAACCTGAACACGGCTTTCAGCTTTGTAGCTCAGCCTGACACTGTATTCGCAATCGATAAGGATAATCTGGCGCTTCAGCAGTATGTTGTGACCGGGATTCAAAAAGCGGATTCTGATGGTTCGGATTCATTCCAGTACACGATTACCGCAGTAGAGTATGACCCGAACAAGTATGACGAGATTGACTACGGCGTTAACATCGTTGATCGTCCGACTTCAATCGTAGAGCCTGACAGATTGTCGCCGCCTGAGAATTTAACAGTGTCAAGCTACAGTAAGGTTGTTCAGGGCTTGTCAGTCGAGACGATGGTAATTGGCTGGGACAAGGCTCCATATGCTAAAACCTACAATGTTCAGTGGAGAAAAGAGAATGGCAACTGGATTAACGTACCCAGAACAGCTAGCGCAGAGGTTGATATCGAAGGTATTTACGCAGGAATCTATGACGTTAGGGTTCGCAGCGTATCAGATACTGAAAACGTGTCTGCCTGGTCTGACATTGTAACTGTATCGCTAACTGGTAAGATTGGCCGCCCGTCTGCGCCTACAGTTATCACTGCATCAACTGATGAAGTATTTGGCATCCGTGTTAAATGGGGATTTCCTGAAGGATCTGGTGATACTGCTTACACTGAACTTCAGCAGGTTCCTGATAATGGTGACGGTACTTATAATCCTGATAACGCAAGTTTGCTGACTTTACTGCCTTATCCAGCCTATGAATACTGGCACACACCAATTCAGCCAGGAAAGGTTATCTGGTATCGCGCAAGATTGATTGACAGAATCGGTAACACATCTGATTGGTCTAATTTCGCAAGAGGCATGAGTACTGACGACGCCAATATTATCAATGATTACATCAAGGTTGATATTGAGGGCTCGGAAGGATTCAAATACCTCGAGCAGAATGCGATTCAAAAGAATCAGGACATTCAGAACCAGGCAGAATCAATCCTTCAGAACGCATTGGCTAATGACACTGATGTTCGTCGTATGACTAAGGAGAACGGCAAACGTAAGGCTGAATATGTTCAGGCTGTTAATCTCATAGCCGATGAAACTCAGGCGCGCGTAGAGGCTCTCACACAGCTTAAGGCGCAGATAGATGATGAAGTTGTAGCGTCGATTACTGAAGTTCAGACTGCATTAGCCACAGAGACAGAAGCAAGGACTACAGCAGACACGGCTCTATCAGCAAGGCTCGGTGAAAACGAGGCGGCTCTAAACCAGAAATTAGACGCATTCTCTAATGCCACATCAACTGGAGTGCAGTACGGAATTAGCCTTGGCCTGAAATACAATGGGCAGACTTATTCATCCGGCATGAGTATGGAGCTTGTTGGCACTGGTGGTAATGTTCGTAGTCAATTCATTTTTGACGCAAACAGATTCGCAATCAGTAACGGCATTGGTTCTGGTTCCGGTCAGTGGCAACTCCCCTTCGTTGTAGAGAACGGAAACGTAATCATCCAAAGTGCGGTAATTGGCGATGGCTCAATTACTAACGCGAAGATTGGTGACTTTATTCAGTCCAGCAACTACGTAGCAGGAAGCACAGGCTGGAGGATTGATAAGTCTGGTAACGCTGAGATTCGCGGTAAACTGTACGCCAACAGTGGTGAGTTCGCATTCAACGGAATAAATAATACGGTACAGATTAACGGAAACGGAATCACGGTTAACTTACCTGGAGGGGGAAGAGTTGTGGTAGGTACGTTCTAAAACAAAAGCCCCGAAAGGGGCTTTATATTTAATACATATCAGGAAGGTAAGGAAGTGGCATTGATATTGTTACGTCAGGCCTATTTCCTATCTCGTATCTGACAATCCTTGAGCCGGTGCCAGATCTAACATACCCATTGCTCATTACGATTCCTTTGTTTCTCAACTCCTTATATGCTCGTATTGCCCTTGTGTTAAACCCACATCTGAGTATTGGGAAGTAAGATTCGCCAATGTACTGATTGCTACCTGATAGGTTTATGAATCCAGAAACAACCAATGGCCTAGTTACGGTCGACAGCGTACAAACACCATTTGAATTAAATATGTTTAATCCAGGACCTGGCGTTGGTGCTACCATCTGAAATATAAGAAGGTCCATAGTTACACTTCCTGGAGTGTCACCAGTATCTTCCGTATTTATGTTTGTGCATACCAGCTGGTTACTACCATTGTATTCAACTGATACGCCGGAGTTGTTCCACTTTCCAAACGGTATACCATAAATTGGCAGTGTGTATGTGTTGGTGAAAGATATTCTCTGAGCAAACTTGCATACTAATAGCCTGTCAGTGGTGGTTATAGAAGTAAAGTCAGTACTGTCAGAAACGTAAATACCCTGGCCTGTAGATGCTCTTAGTACCTCAACAACAGTACCAGAAAATTGAGTTATACGGTCGGAATATCCATTCTCATAGCCAATCGATATCGTTCCTCTTGATGCAGTTGATGAGAATCCATTTATGTAGTAAATCTCAACACCTCTATCAAGTTCGAATGAGTAAGCTCCATTGTTAGGGATAAGGAACCTTGATGCCCCTTCATTTCCCTGGATTGAGAACGTCTTACTAAATCCACCACTAGAAACGTTGAAGTTTCCAGCAAAGTTCAAGGCTCGCATGCCTGCGGTAATTGTCATTGGATTCCTTCCATCATTAAGATCTATGTATATACCTTGAGTCATTAATTCCACTCCTTAGAGCCATAATCACGAACGGAGCCACTGGAGCCTTTAATTCCATCGTAGCGAATGTCAATTTCACCAGCCGGAACAACTACGCCACCTTTCCATTTAGCTACGCACACGCCGTTTGAGGACGTTGCACACCAACCATCAGGACGAGGACCAGAAGAACAACCAACTGCCATGATTACTGCTGCTGCGATGATTGCTGATTTGATGAAGTTATTCATTTTGTATTCCTTGGTAATTTCGTTTCGATGGAGTAATAGTATCGCATCCTTGCGATCAGTGTTTAGCAATTAGTGCTATTTCTTTTCCAGCAGCAGCTTAATGTCAATTCCGAGATTATTCTCAATCAATCCAGTCAGCGCATCATTCTTTTCTTTAAGGGCGAAGCATTGGGCTTCATACTTAAATCTTTCCTCCATCTCATCAGAACGACTAGCCCAACACTGGCGAGCCTCACAAGCCAGCATGTCTAGTTTTTCATCGGTACTCTTATCCATGAGTAAGATCTCATTTATTCTTTGCTCTGCAACAATGCGCTGGCTCAGGTGTGCATTCTGCGCATTAGCCACACCAAGCATCATTCGAACCTCTTTAAGTTCATTAATGCTTACCATCTGGCTGATTACTTCTGCTTGTTTTTTAACTAACGCCTCAAGCTCATGAAGTCGACGGATAACTCTGTGACGAAGAATGACGCTGTAGCCAGTTATTAGCGTTTCTGTAAGTTCCTTGTTAAGTAAAATCTCTGATGTATAGCCTAAATTATCTGTAAGTACTTGATAATCCTCACTCCTTAAGTATGAGGAGTTGTTATAATGTATCAAATCATTGATCATTTCCTTGGCATCACGAATTACCTTATTATGTTCTTTACCAGTTAACCCCGCGATCTCTTTGGTGCTCATCATGGCAACGTTGGTATCTTTAAATGGCTTGATATTCATTTTAACCGCCAAAAATTTTATTAATCAATTTATCAGCATCATCCTGAGACAGCTTCAATCTCTCTATTGGCTCTGGTTTTTTGCCTGTAACATTCCATCCTGTACATTTTCTTTTTATGTCAATACGCCTTGAGACTGAGTAGTAAGAGGCAACTTCAACCCTTTCAACAACCCCATAAGATTCAAGTTCAAGCAAGGTCCTCCTTGCGTTAGCCCTTTGGATTCCTGTCAATCTAGATACATCATCCGCGGTAGGGCTGTACCTATCGCATCCTTCAGTGCAGTGTAGTATGCAATCAATTACCTTTTTTCTTGTGCTTGTCATTCTCATCTTTCATCCTCCCGTTATGTATGCGATGAATATACTCGTTAACTCATATGTAGTCAATATTGCTGACTACATTTTATTGCAGTCACTTAAAATGACTACATTTAATTGTAGTCACTTAAACAAAATTGCCATCCAAAAAGTAAAGTAAAAACCTCGCTCCCTGAGTTAATAAATGAAATTATCAGAATGTCTTTAGCAATTAGTGCTATTTATCGCCAATTTCACCACAAATCACGGTTACACGTAACCGATGTAACTCGATGTATGCAATCTCATCCGCGAAAAATGATATACGCGCTGTTACGCCAATTTACGCATTAGTTACATTAAAATATCTATATATATCAACCTTTTACTCTTATTATTATTATTATATATATTACTGTGTATATCATGTAACTACTTCTATAGAGTGTTCCGGTTATAATTTTAATATCATGTGGATTTATACAGTATTGCGCGACAGCTATACCAATGCACCATTAGCAATAAATGATATACACGATATACACGATGGTTACATTGAGCTATGGCTGGGCTGAGATGCCAAGAAACGTAACTAGTGGTAATACCTACACGGGATTACAAAGGATTCACGCGTAAGTTTAAATCAACGATTGGTGAAACCAATTGGACTGGCTACAGTGCCGAATATATAGTTAACTCATCGAAAGCAAACAACCAGAGAGATGCAGAAATGACCTACTACATTATCAAAGAGAAAAACAACGCACTGTTCGGCGACTGCTATTTTGGTGGCCCAGCTGGATACACCACGAATAAGAGCGAGGCTGACAGATTCGAGACTAAAGAGGAAGCTAGGGATGTACTGAACGGATACTTCACTGAAGAAGATTTGAAGTCTGTTAAAGTAGTTAAGGTTAAGGAGTAAAAATATGAAGGCTTTTATAGACATAAATAAGTCACCATACAACGACGAATCAGATCCAGAGGTAAGAATAAGGATAAAATTTGAAACTGGAAGAGAGATAAACATAACAACAACATGCTCTGGTATATCAAAGGCTATTATGGGATGCAGTGAAATCCCTGTAGATGTATCACTTAGAAACGTAGAGGTTAAGATAAAATGACTTTCAGAGTTTACACACGAGAGGAACTAAGCAATGAGTCTTACCACTCCGAGACTGAACACATCTCCGGTAGCTCACTTGTCGAGATTATCCAAGGATCACCAGCAAAGTGGAAATTCAAGCAGCGTAACAGCGATAGCAAGGCACTTAAATTCGGAACGCTTAGTCACACGTACATCCTGGAAGGTGACATGTTTGATAAAGAATACCTTCGAGCTACAGACCTTGACGCGATTGAAGGCTTAATTACAAGCCAGGCAGGTTTAGCTTCAGCACTTAAAAAAGTTGGCGTGGCTGGCACTTCCGGGAAGGGTTATAGCGAGCTCGTAGAGATGATGTATCGATCTGGTGAGGACTGGCCCGTTAAATGGCTAATTGAGCAGCTGGAAAGCGCTCAGGCGCTCGTGGAGGGTAAGGAGCTGGTTAGCGCAGCAGACTACGACAAAGTGGTAGCGATGCGCGAGGTTCTTTGCAATATTCCAGCATATAATGCAATCGTGAACAGCGAAACGGCGCAGAAAGAGCTATCAATCTTTGGTGAGATTCTCGGTGTCGGAGTTAAGATTCGAATAGACCACGTTGATGTTGTTGATGGTGTAGTTCGGATCACAGATTATAAAACTACCGCAGACGCAAGCCCGGAAGGATTTGGTAAGTCGGCGTTTAATCACGGCTACCTTGCAAAAATGGCGCTTCAGAGAGATCTGTTTGTGAAGGCATTTAACGAGAAGCGAAAGGTTGTTGTAGGGTTGTTGGCTCAGGAGAAGGTGGAGCCATACTTACCAATGCTGTACACCCTAACTGACGAGCAACTTCGAATTGGTCGCCTTCAGTACCTTGAGGCGCTCGCCACTTACAAGAAGTGCAAGGAGCTGGATATCTGGCCTGGGTACTCTAATGGCATTACAGAGCAAGAGTTGATGATTCCTGACTGGGCAATTAAGCAGTATAAAGAAATTTAAATAGCACGAATTGCTAAATAAAAAATTAAAAGGTGGAGTATGATTACCCCCATCAACTACGAACGAGGTTAAATATGCAAATTTCAGAATCATGCAAATCAATTTTAAACGCGCTACACACTGCCAAATCGCTATTTGCGAAGGCTGAAAAGTCTAAGCAGAACTCGCACTTAAAGAACAAGTACGCTACCTTAGAAGACGTTTTGGCGGCTGTTGAGCCTGGTTTAGATGAGTGTGGGCTTGTTATGTTCCAGAGTGTACTTGATGATGAACAAACCAATCGCATGAAGGTTGAGACAAAACTGTTTCATGCTGAATCTGGAGAGTGGGTTAGCTTCTTAATGATCGTCCCAATCAGTAAGAATGATGCACAGGGCTACGGCTCAGCATTAACATACGCTCGACGTTACGGAATCACAGCTGCATTAGGACTTAGTCAGGCAGATGATGATGGCAATCTCGCAGCGAAAGGTGTTAAGGACTTTAAGCGAGAGCTAGAGAAATGCAATACTCTTGATGAGCTTCGCAATGTCTGGAAGGAGGCTAAGCAGTCACTTGATGCGGCAGGATGGAAGGTTTTCGAACCCCACATCATAGAGCGAAAGGCAGAGATTGAAGCAAATGCAGCAACTGGCTTCAACCCAGCAGCACCAAAGAAAGTTGCAGAAAAAAGTAGTCCTGAAGAAAAGATTAAA